GATTCTATCATTTGCAACTCTCCGACGCAATTGCGCGAATTTTGCCCCAACCACCACCATTACTAATAAAATTCGGTCTCAAAAACATCATTGCGCCAGCACACAAGTCAATTTGGGATTGTGGCCGAAAATATTCACCAACGATATCGGCCCGGCTCACATTCTGTGCCTGCAATCCCAAACGCTTGTCACGAGCATCGCCTTGTTGTATCAAGTAAATTGCCTGTTCCATTTGGGCATATTGCATCCAATTTGTTACAATTGGGTTATCGCCAAATCGCAACGCAGGATGCGTAACTATCGCATTGAATGCAAAATTGAGCGCCGGCACAACATATTCGGCAATATAATAATTTGCGCCACCGACATGCTTATTTCGGCAATACTCCTCGAATTGGGTTTCAGTAACCCAACCTATTGCGCCGGATTGCACCTGAACTTCGATTGGACCCCACGGATTAGGCATAATAACCACCTTCGATTGCGTTTTGGCGCCTAGACGCTTGCAAATGCATTATTACGGGATTTTGTGCTTCGGGCATCAAATCAAAAATTGCACAATAATCCGGCGGCAAGTTTTCAAATCGCAAATGGCGATCTGACTCAATTTCTTTTTGGAGCAATTTCTGATCCCAAGCAGAAGGCGACTCATTACATGCCTTGACCCAATTAGCGACAAGCCGACGAGTGTTTTCGGTATTGCGGGCAAAAATAGTTCCGCTCAATAATTCGGTGCCGGCTCGCACATGACAAGCGAAATCACAATCCAAATGATCAAATAGGCTAGGATACCGCATAACAACAGCGTCGGCATCGAGAAACACGATCCTAGCGTTTTCACTACTGTTTTGCAACGTGCGTAAAAGCAATTCGGCTTTGTATTTGACATTAGCTACCCAAGAGCCTCGCGATTCGTAACTTTCAAAATGACGCCACAAACCAAATGGCGCGCAAGACGAATTCAGCCTGACGATTTCTTGTTCGTAAATACTGTTTTTGGTGTAGCAACTCAAATACAAAACAGGATCGTTGAATTCAATTTTGGCCGCATCACAAAACGGAAAACACTTCAAAGCACTCGTTGGGCTCAAATTGAATACTTGTGTGGAAGTTCGTTGTAGTACTGGTGCTGCGATGTTCTCAAAATATTCGATAAATGTGGCATACACCGAATCGGATGTTACAATTGGGTATCCGTCATGAAACCATTTCTGCACTTTGTTTTCGCCGTGCATGTCATAGCCAACCAAATAAATTGGGTTAGCACCTAGCAAATACGCCAAATTGAGTGCTGCAAATCCACTATTTTTGCCATGCCCAATTCCATCATACAAATTGCTTCCCCAACAATCCCCACAACTAGGAATACCAATTATATCGGGAGGCAATATAGTATTGACTACATTGAGCCACACTTTCAACCCATGCGAATAATTTCTAAACTTGTCGCGAATTTCCGGCGTAAACCCATTTCGGCCATCGGCATTTTCAATCCATTGCCAAAATCGCATATCCATTGAAAAAATTATAGTCGGGTCAAATGCAAAAAATGCTTTATTGATGCCGATTGTCAATTCGCCTTTTAGTTTATCGAGCGGAAAATTGGCAACAGACGGCCCGCCACCAACAATAAAACATCGGCGGCCGGACCACATTCCTTCTCGCAATAAGTTGTTGCGATAGGGCAATTCTGAATGCACGTAAGGTCTACGTGTGCGATTGCGCAAATTAGCTAATCGCGATTGCAATGTGGCAGTATTGCGATTGTCATTGCGGTTATTGCTAAGTCGCATGGCATTTTCACTTTTTGCGAAGATTCTCGATTGCAATCAATTCCTTGCGGCGAGACATAGCGGCATCAATAACAGCTTGACGTTCCTTAGCGGGCACAAATGCGTCTAATTCGGCAACCGATGCAATTCGCGAAATTGCAGTTTCGGCATCGGCAACCGACAATTCCTCACTGCTTTTCGCCACATGGATATGACTTTCGAGTTGACGAGCACGCTTTTCAGTAACAATTGCGTGGGTAGAAATTGGGTGAAGCTTGGGAGCCATTTTGCGTTCTCCAATGGAATCGGGGCCTGCTGGAAAAAGATTCCTGCAAGCCCCGGTACCGAGTCAAGGGTTATTGTGGTTTGAGTGAGAGTTTACGCAGTGAAGCAACGAGTCCACAATTCCTGATCGGCAATCATGCCGCCGTAACGCATCCAACCGACAGCTAGATCAGAATACGACGTTTCTTCAAATCGAGTGAAGATTTGAAGACGCTGGCGGTCAATGAAATAGTTCTTGATGCCGGGAATACAAACGTAGTATTTGTCAGTGACAGTCAGGTTCATCGTGTACAAAACACGAACATTGAACCGCACACCGTCAAATCCAGTTCCAGAAATTTGACCGTTCAAAATACCCATAGCACGGTCAAGTCGCGGCTTGAGTTGAATCGGAGCAAGAATCAAAAACGTCATGGATTCAGAAATCCCATAACCCTTGTCCTTGTTCTCGACCAACATATTGATGATCGCTTGATTGATCGTGTTGAAATCACGAATCGCGACATAATTGGCATCGGTATTCGGCAAATTGGCCGGCGTGGGATTTTGCCAAGCCAGATTTCGAGAAGCCGAAATCGATTCAATCATGCCGTAAGCGGCAAGCGACCTAGAACGAGCGGCCGAATTCAAAAAGAACGCGGTGTTGTCTTCAATCGTCCAATACTCCTGATCGTCGATTAGGCGTCGGCTCCATTGCATACCGCCACCATAAGTATCGACCTTCACAAAGAAATCAGTGCCAGAAGCAGAATACAGCTTTGCCTTATTGCCTTCAGGCACAGCTTCAAACGTAATTCCGGCACCAACAGTGGTAACACGCATACCCTCACGGGGGATATTCGTCATATCCACCATACGGAATGCCTGTTCCCAAGCGTCATCAGTGTGAAGCAGTGAACGATACTTTTCCATGATCGGCAAAACCGAATCAGGAAAATTAGCACCACTAGAAAAGTAAGTAGCATAATTGCCGACCTTTTCCTTGGTGCCGTAGATCACCTTGTCGATGAAAAAATTCGTACCGTCACGAAGACGAGTCAGAAAAGTATTGTAATGTTCGGGCTTCCAATCGGCAGTGGAGGCAGGAAGACCATTATAGGCTGCATGGACATTCAAAACGCGAGACATTGGATTTTCCTTTCAAGGACCAAAGTTAGTTACAGCGTAAGTCGGCCATCGAAATTGACAAAGATTCGAGTATCGCCAGACTTGGCAGTTTCACGAAGAGTACCGATAAGGCGATAATTGCCACCGCCAGTTGTGCCAAAGGTGTTGGTTGCAGGATCAAAATAAATCCGAGTGCCAGAAATAATCGTAATTCCAACGATCATCGGCACAGACGCAATAGGGGCACGAGTGATCACTGCAATCGGTTCGTCAACTGCACCACCAACAAGTGCAAATCCAAAAATATCAGTAGCAATTTGCACCATATCGCCAGCGGCAACAGGATTTCCAGAAACAAGGTAAATAGCGTCGTCACATTCGGACAAAGGGGAATGAAGTTGAACAGACATCGGAATTTTCCTTTATGGCTTGATTACGGCCATCAAATCAGCCGGAACAGCAGACAAATCACCAGAAGCAGTTTGAGATTTGTCACTAGGAGGTATAGCGGGTTTAGTGCCATTAGTATTGGCATCGGCATTATTTTCAGTCCCGCTACCAATAAGTTTGGCCAAAGCATTGAAACGCTCAACGGTTGCATCAACAAAACTAGGCAACTGCTCGTCAAGCCTATCAACATCAAGCTTGGCATTTGTCAATTCGGCCATAATGTAGGCCACTTGCTTATCGTTGAGTTGGCGTTGCTTTGCAATTTCCGGCAACTTTGTCGTGACTTTAGTTTTTGCAAGTTCTTCGCCGTATTTTGAAACTTTGGCAGTGAACTCCTCTGTCACTTTTGCTTTTTCAGTTTCCAATTCTGCAATCCTTTTTGCCATCGGCGCTGTCATATCCTCGACAATAGCAGCAATTGCAGAATCTTTTCTGATTTCCTCGCGCGTAAATAGTTCGCCGAGCGACCAATTATTACGTCGCACGAATTCTCGAACCATACCCGGAGTAAGGTCGTCCAAATTCATTGAATTTCTCGCTTTCGTTGTAGTTTCAGCGGCAAATGCCGCAATTTCAGCCTTGAGTTTTGCCGTGTCGAACGCCGGATTATCCAATTCGCTATTACCAAGTGCAACAGCCCGAATATCGCTAATTGCAATCACAGCAGCACGATTGGTTTTGTCGTCGTAAACCATCTCGGTGAATGCTTCAATGCTTGCAATATCCAATTTGGCATTGCGATGTTCTGGCTCGATGTAAATTGCGGCTAAAGCATTCAATTTGCCATCGATTTCCTTTGTTCCACGTCCGACTACTGTCCCAACCCTAATTCGATTTGGCTCGTCGGGGTTGGTGTTATAGTGGCCAGCATAGACCGGCGTGTCAAGGGCCAAGTTGTCGGCAATTTGCTGGATGACTTTTCGCGAAAACACCATATCGATGTTGATACCACCCATTTCGGGTATTCGCGGATTGGCATAACCTTCTTGGCCAATGCCATAAACACGCACAGTCGGCTTAGGGTCTATTGACTTGATTTTGGCAATAATTTTCGGATCAATTAGTTTCCTGACTTCCGAATCTGCCATCGCGACAACGCTGAATCCGATTTTCATCATCCGACTCCTTGATTAGACCCGCCGCTAGGTTTAGCCCTTTGGCTAACCCGACTGTTGTCTTGGTTGCGAGTATCTACTCCCGGCAAGTTTTGTTCCGGCATTGGCAATTCGGTCGCTTCTTTTTTGATTCGGGCCATTTCCTTTTTGGGATCATCAATAAATGGGATTCGCGAAACAAAAGATTCGGTGGACATCGCGCCACTATTACGAATCGGCAACAACACTTTCACCAGATTTTCCAATTCTTGCTGGCCCACATACGGCAATTCGATTTCAATGCTGTCTTTGTCGAGACCTAAATTATAGGTTTCGTTGGCCATAGTAATCACTTTGTCTTTCAGTTCGTTCATTCCGGCAATCCAGCAACTACGTTCGTATTCAGTGGATGCCTCAATCAGTTCTCGCAAATTATCAGCGGTCGAACGATTCGACATCAATTCGGGCAATCCCAAAAAGTGCACAGGCACACCAGAACCGGCCGAAATGATTTTGCTTTGCATCATAATTTCGTTTTGGAGCGATTCTTGGCCTGAATTATCCGCAGTGACCATTTTGAAATCGGCATTGGCAGTAATCAGCAATTTGCCAACACTCCAAGCCATTGCGCCATTTTCATTACGAGCAGTACGTTGTGCTTCGTCAAATTCGCGTGCGGTAAGTGCATCGCCAAAATTGATCCACGGCGTTGGCGATGCAAACAAATCATTCATTTTGCGCCATCCGCACAATGCCATATCAAGATTATCAAAATTGCGCAATAGAGCGCCTAGTCGGGGGTATGTTTCGGTGTATTCGTCGGGGTCACCGCCCAATTTCACAAATACAAATTGGTTTGGGTAAAGTGTAGTCTCGCCACCAAAAGAACGATTCAAACCACCGCCAAATGTGACATTTACAATACTGGTATAGTCATTTTGTGCTACGTGAATCGTATATCGATGTGCGGCGTAACTCACATACCGCACTCGAATAGTTTCATTTTCGGGATTCAACACCAGCAAACTTTTGCCTTCGATTTCCGATTCACGCACCAAATTGTTCATGAAATCGTAATTGAACCGGTTATACTGCAGAAACTTCTCAAAAAACTCTTGAGTAGATTTTGCGCCGGGCGACTTTGCACGAACTTTTACACTGGCGCCAGAAATAAATGCCGAACGCAATAGTATAACGGATTTTGCGACAGCACAACCCCACTGTGCAGTTCCATTATACTTGTGGCGCAATTGAGTAATTTGGGATTCGTAAGTATTGTACGAACCCGCATAGCCAGATTCTAAAATATTCGTGATGATTCGCGTTTTGCTGCCTTCTGGATTGCCAAACGCAGCAATTCCGCTACGAATTCGGCGAATTAGGTTGTTGAACATGAAGGCGTCTCCATGAGTTGTTTTGTGCGGCAATGCAAAATTTCCCAAAATTTGGTCAAACTAGTGCATCTTTTTAGTAAACTTTTACCGATGCACCAACATAGCCAGTTTTTCCGCCAGCCCACAAATGCGAGTATTCGGCATATCGTTTGGCATCCATTGAATGATTATTGAAATCGACCGGATAATCTTTTAGTTGGCCATCACGATCTGAATCCCAACAATAACTAGAATATTCCCTCAACATGTTGTGACTGTCTTCATGCAAAAACACTCGCAATGTTTTGCAAAACAAAATGCCATCAACAATACTGTTTTTGGCTTTGTTTGCAGGCCGAATATTGATTCCTGCTGCACGTAATTCCTTTATTCGGTCTGGTTCAGCCCCATCGGCATAGACTATTATGTGTTTCCAGCCTGAACCATGCCGCAATTCTAAATATTGCTTAGTTCGATTTGCGATTTCGGCCGTAGTCAATCCTGTTTCGTATATAATTTCGCGCTCGAACACTTCTGATTTGTTGTTGTCGACCAAGTTCACTTCGACAAGCACAGTCGGATCGGTAAAACCAAAATCCAAACCATAAAATGTATCGCTAAAACGCAATTGGGTCCATTCGGCATCGGTAACTAGTTTTGGCTGTGCGTAAATAACGCTATTTAGCACGCCCCAATGACCCAAAGCATAAACTCGATAATATTCGGGATTTACGTCCCGCAATGCTTCGAGTTTGGCTTTGTACAACAAGTCCAAATGCTTATTATGGCGATATCCGGTTGTGACTAGTGTTGAAGGCAATACTACTTTGCCCTCGCCCGGCACACTAACTTCAATTTCACGTCGCTCGATTTCTTTTTCTTCGACTTGACCTTTGCCCCAAAATCTATTTTTAATCCAGTGTGATGGCGAAATTGGGTTGAACGTGCTGATAATTTGCTTATAATGCGGGGTCTCACCACGCATACGCAAATCTAGCTGGTCAAAGTCCTCTTCGGACAATTCAGTCACTTCTTCGTTCCAAATGGAAGTAATACCAGTAATCGACTTGATTTTTTCGCGATCATCAAGTCCGACACACCAAATATCACTTCCGCTACACACGCACTTTATTGTGAAATCACTGCGGTAAAATTTGAATACAGAATCCCACCCGTACATCTCCACCAAATCTTCAAACAACTTGAAAACAGATTTGCGAAGTGTTGCACGCACTTTTCGCGTGACCAAAAATCTAGATTTCGGCTCAACTAATGCCCTAACTAACAATTTTTGGGCTGCAAAATGCGATTTGCCACTACCAGCGCCACCTTTCAAACACAAATAGCGGTCTTGATTGAAAAATAGTGGGTAATATACTGGGTTAGTGACCCATTGCAAACCTCGCAGGTCAATATTGATTTCAGGCATCGTAATCTCCGATTGCTTGCCAAGCCGATTTGACAAATTTGGCAGCTAGTGTTGGAACTATGGCGTTACCAAAGCCCCGCACTCGTCCCACATAATTGGGTATTGCATTAGCCACTGAACAAATGTCGTATCCAGACGGAACGTAATACCATTTCGAGTCAAATTCCGACTGCTTGACAGAAATGTCATATATACTCGGACAGGTAATGTTGATATTCTCATTCCGCCATTTGATCGGTACATATAATTCTCCATGTCGCCAATTCTTTTGCAATCTGTGGCTGTTATTGTAGGCCACATAGAAAATCCGCTCTCGTTTATGGAACGCATTTGCAGAAAATGCCGGCAATACTGCCATCCCGACGGCGTAATTTCGCGTTTCCAAATCATATCGGACGTTATCAAACCATTCGATTCCAAGTTTTCCCGCAACCTGTTCTCCAAACACGATTGAAGGGTTCCAGACATCAATTATTCTCCTCATTTCTGGCCACAAATGCCGATCGTCGAATTCTGCTAAACCTAATCCAGCACTACTAAATGGCTGGCATGGACAAGACCCTGTCAAAATCTTGATGTTTTTTGGTATTCCAGCCATTTCCAGAGCTAACGGCCATCCACCAATACCACAAAACAAATGCAAAATGTCGCAATCACCAATTACTTCCTCTGTAATTTGCGTAATACAAGATTTCACAACACGACCTGGCAACAACTGATCGTATTCTATTAGTTTTTCGAGCCATTTGCAGGCAAAATTGTCAATATCGCTATATACAATTTTCATTGTCAATCCAATTCCTCTGGCTTGTTGTGATCTAATTCAATAATTGGCTGTCCGGGCGGAATTGGCAATGCAATATTGACTTTCACTTCACCATCGTGTGTAACTGCTTTCATATCGCGCCAAATATCCGGTTTGCGATTTTTGAGAATAAACGCTTGGGCATTGAAATCGCCGGGCAATTGCTTAGTTATTGTACGTTTGCGATTAGTAATATTGCCTTCGCCATCGACTGTTTCTACAACTTCGATTTCAGTAGTAGTAGTTCCAACAGCTTTTCTGAATAATGCAGCCTCTACAGCTGCAATTTTTTCTTCTTCGGCATTTTTGACAATTTCGCGAAATTCGTGGTATAGGTCGAAATACTTATTCCACGACGCCACACTAATACCCAATTTGCTACAAATTGCCTGTTTTGTCATGCCACGCGATAGCGCAACATAAATATAATCTAATTTGGGCCTGACTACTGTTTCGTATGCTGATGGCTTTACTGGAAATGGCATTGCGCACCCTCCAATCGGTGACTAGAGGGTGCGCAATTGTTGGGCCGACGTCAAGTGGAATTATTGAGGCTCGACCGGAGAATCAGTTTCGCCGGCTTGGTAACGCATAACCTTCAAAGCGCGGCTGTTGTATGCTCGGAATTGTTTGAGAAAGTCGACTGCATGGTGGCCGACCAGGTGAATCGGCTTATCTCGCCAAGCAACACCAATTTCGATCCAAAAGTTGTCAACTGCTTCTGGCGAAATATATCCGCCGAATTCCGGGCAACGAATATAATCGATGCCAGTATACGAAATCCAGATACACTCTTCAACACCGTCGCGAATTTCGGTAGTTCTGAACATCACGCTGTACATCGCATTACTCCTTGGCTTTCAAAATATTACGCAATTCGGCTTTGATTCGACGTGCTTCGTGTCCACGCCAAATTCCAGCACAACTCAAAAATCGTACAACGACATCGCGACCAGAATCATAGCCGTCAATGTCGTCGAGTTTAGTGAAATGCCGCATAGGCGAAACAAGAGGCAGCATTTTGGTGACTACAACATCACTGCAAT